AAATCAAATATTTTATTTCTTGAGAATATACACCAAGTAGGTAAGTTGCTACCCAAGAAAACGTATTAAACAACTTCGAAAAGATGACAAATTTACAAGAAGGAGGGAAAAGTGATGAGAGGTGTAGTTATCGTAAAGGATGGAAGACCAAGAAAAATACCAAAAGGGAATAAAAGCATAATTTGCCCAAGCTGCAAACGAGAAAATGGAGAAGAATCTAATTTCTGTGCAAATTGTGGTAAGAAATTAAAAGACACATGTAAGTGTTGGGTAATGAAAAAGGGCAGCTATTCATGTGGAGAAAAAAGTTGTCCGGGATATAAGTTGCTAACCAGGAGGTAAGAAACATGTTTTTTAATCGACTAGGAAACAAAAAAGCAATAAAAGAATTAGAAAAAGTGCAAAAGAAACTTAAAGAAGTAACAGATACGTTACATCATTTGCAAGCAGGGCTTTGTGCTGCATCTGTAGACGATACAACACAAATCCATGTAGAAATGTTTGACTATTGTGGTGGGGAAAAAATGAGAAAAGGAACAATATACACAGATAGCAGACAATTTACTTGGCAAGAGTTTCCGACAGTGAAAACGTCATTTTTATTGGATTACCACGATTGGTACAAATTACAAAATTCTCCTCACTGGGGAGAGATAAAGAAATTTTTGAATCAAGTGGAAAGTAAACATAACCAGACTTCCCAGATAGAGCCGAAAGATTTAGTGGAAGTTCTAAGGAATACCGATCCAATGAATATGTAGTTCTTGAGCCAGAGTTATGGCTATCGTTGATGACCTTTTCAGGAATGTGGGAACAGGAATATTTTTTGGAATCTTTTACAAGACATATATCGGTAATAGATATCGGACACTTGGAATCATTGGAAAATGAAACATGCAATGTCAAACAATGATGTGATGCATAAAAGTATCCATTAACAGAAATTTCAAGATTTCTCCTGTTGGATATCCAGTAATATAACCAACCGGATACAGTGCCGAAGAATCCGACGATCGAGAAAAATAAAGTGATATTTTCACGGGTAAAAAGTGTTAGTGTTTTGTCCATAGGATTAAAACCAGTCTTTCACAAATACTCGGACATGCTAGTGTCCTGTAAGTAAAGTATATGAAAAGAGCAATGAATTGACAAGGAGGAGGTAAACGATACGGACACAAAACGCCCAGCACCAGCACTGTATGAATTAGCCGATACAATGGCAGCAACGTATAGAAAAGAGCTGATTTTAATGTATGGAAAATTAAAAATCGGTAGCGGAAGTACTAGGAGGTAAGAAAAATAGAATGGCCAAGATTATTATATTTTTTGCTATTGGCACGATAATAGGCTTCATATTTACTGGATACGGAGTAGTAGGAGTAATAAGGAAAAAACACGAATACTTAGACGCTGCTTTGTGGTGCGGGATAGGAGCACTCATAGTTAATACTGTTGCTGCTATAACTTCGATATTACTAAAACATTATTGATAAAAATGTAGCTTTAGATAAGATGCTCTAGTATTTCACGAAGCGTATGTACTTTACGTTCATCATTTTTGATGATATGAGATTCTGGTCGGTTAACGGGAATGTGAATATAATTTTTTACATTTAATCGAATAGTTTCGGAGTAATGCTTACTTGAAGAATATTCAATTGCAAAAATTAATTCATCACAGGGAAGTTTTGCAACATCATAAGTTAGCATTTTGGATTGACCAGGGGCAAAAGCAGAAATTATGATGAACGCAATTCAGTGCGATGTACCGCATAAATACATCAGGGAAATGATGACTGGATTAAAAGAATATCCAGATAAAAAAGGAAAAACAGAAGAATTACCTTTTTCAGAAACTGAGACATCTAAATAAAGGAGGGAAAAAGATGCAAGGAATGTATTTGGAACAGAGAGTTGAACAGCTCGAAAGAGAAATCAGAGAATTGAAAGAGCAAAAGAAAAATGAACAGTATCTCTCTCCAAAAGAATTTGCCGAGAAAATGAGTTGTTCCCAGTCATTTGTAACAAAGATGGTAAAGAGCGGCGAGATTCAGGCTTTGCGAATGGGCAAGCTGATCAGAATCCCAATGAGCCAATTTGAAGAAAAAGAAGGGATAGAACCATCCTGGAAAGATATCGTATTTAAAGGAGCGTGAAAAAGATGAAACAGAAAGGCATATCACTCTACGCATTAGCAAAACGACATGCAGCAGCACATGCAATTGATAAATGCGCGCTATATCAACAGCTAAGAGACAGATCAGACACATACGGCATCCTGAGAGATAAGATTGATACATTCGCAGAAAACCTTGAGATGCATTCAGATTCACAATATGCGCAGACTGTAAAAATGGAATTACTGCAGCAACTTAAAAACGAGATTAATCGGTTAAAAATACGCAAGATTTTGTAGACAGTAAAAACTTCTGATGATTTACAGAGCTCTCTAAATACACTACAGCTAAATACCCCCTTTAAAATCATCAATAACAGTAACAGAGCAAATCCTTCTCAGTATTACATACAAATTCAGAGAGCTCTGTAAATCATCAGAAGAGTAAAAGGAGACCAACTATGAAAAACATTTATCAGGCTGCAAGAGAAGCAGCAGGAATGACGCAGGAACGTGCAGCAGAGCTGATTGGGCTGTCAGTTGAGAGTATTCGAAGCTATGAGACAGAAAAGAGAATTCCGGCAGATGAAACAGTGATTAAAATGGCAGAGATCTACGGTGGAGCAAATTACTTGGCGTATCAACACTTGAAGCATAAGACAATGCTGGGCAATGCGATCTTACCAGATGTGTCAGAGGTTCCACTGTCACAGGCAGCTCTTCAGATGATTCATGAAATGAATGATTTTATCCAATGCGAGCCGGATATTATCAAGATCACGATGGATGGAGTAATTGACTCAAGTGAAGAATTTGCATGGATGGATATCATTCAGAAATGCCAGAGGCTTTGCAAAGCAGTGCTTACATTACAATATTCAAGAAAAGAAGGTGAAGAGAGTAAAGAAGCATAGAGAGCAACAGAAAAAAGAAAATAAAAACAGCTTATAGCAGATGATTCTTTGAAGCAACCAGACAAAGCAGAATGAATGACTATCGCAAGACAGGACCCGACAATTCCCTAAATTAATAATATGAACTTTTTAGAAACAAAGAAACCCCATTAGTGTTATTTAACATATCAATTGAATATAACTGGTTGCTTCAAAGAGTCATCTGTTAAGAAAAAATCAAGGAGGAATAAGAATGACAGAAGAAAAATACAAGGAAATCCAAAAAAAGATAGTAAAGGCGGTAGAAAATGGATCACCTACTGGAATGACGAAAAATATTCAGGAAATTGCATTTGATTATGCAGAGATGATAAATGAGGTTGTCGTGCCAATGAATCCATTGTCTGCCCCGATCGTAGCTGCTGCACTTGGGTACATACGAGGTACAGTTCTGGAAGCTTTGGATAGTGAACAGAGAGAAGCAGCGCAAATTATTGAAATGCTTTTAAAATCAACTATAAGAGCAGAAAAGGTTGACATCAAATAAAAAAGGCACCCATACGAGTGCCTGGTACGTGAAAAAATTTCACGATGTACATTTTTAGAGCTAATAATAGTGTACCATTATCGTTAAATTTTTTCAAGGGGTGTTTATGAAACGTACTTACAGAGATGGAATAACAGATTTTACAGAACCGTTTTGGGACAACTTGTGTTCAAAATGTTCAAAAAGATTCTGGAGCGTCACACTTGACTGTGTCTGCCCAAGATGTGGAAGTGAAGAACTTTATATCTTAAACGAAACGAAACACCTGAAACACAATAGAGAAGAACTCGAAAGATTTCATAGGAAGATAATGGAGGAAAAAGAAGATGAAGACAATAACAATAATGAATTTCAAAGGCGGCGTTGGTAAGACTGCAACAGCTGTAAATCTTGCTTACAATTTATCGGAAAAAGGGTATAAAACTCTTCTGATCGACTGCGATCCGCAAGGCAATGCAAGCTATTTTTATGGCAAATATGATGAAAAGAAAAAAAGTTTAACAGGAGTTTTGCAAGGTAACTATACTCTTGAAGCAGCTATTATGAGAACAAAATTCAAAAATCTTGATATTGTACAGGCAGATCGCAATCTTGAATTTGTTAAAATCTACAGCCCGGTCGAATTAAAAGATCAGATTAACCAGTTAGGCGAAGATCGATATGATTTCGTGATCATCGATTGTCATCCGACATTTGAGCTCTATACAAAGATTGCTCTTGTATCAGCGGATCTTTGTGTTGTTCCTGTCAAACTTGATCAGAACAGTATTAATGGACTTGCTTTTTTTGACGAGCACTTCCAGGATATCTTAGATCTTGCACCAAATTGTGAGTATAAGGTATTGATCACGCTTTGGAAGCCAACAAAAGCAAATAAGATCGGGCTGATTGATCTGGTGAATAGACATCAGTATCCGATATTCAAAAGTCTGATCAGAGATTGTGCATCGGTAAATTATTCTACCTACCGTAGAATGCCATTAAGAAAATGTAGAAGTACAAAGAACGCATGCCTTGATTATAACGATTTCACTGAGGAATTGATCAAGGAGGTGCTGTAAATGGACATGAATGACGTCTTAAATAGCATCGGGCAAAAACCACAGCAGGAAAAAAAGAAGTCTGCTCCAAGAGTGCAGATGATCCATTACACAAAATTGAAACCAAGCCCCGATAACTTTTACGATACCGAAGGAATTGAGAAGCTTGCGGCTGCAATTAGAATCGCAGGAGAAATTAAGAATCCATTACGTGTAAGAAAGACAGATATTGACGAATACGAAGTAAATGAGGGCCACCGCAGGAGATTAGCAACAATCTACAACGTAGAAGAAATGGGAATGAATGAATTTGAATTTGTTCCATGTGTTGTAGAAGATACAACAACTACGATCGGCAAATTGAATTTGATCTTAAGTAATTCCACGCAGAGGGAAAGAACCGAATACGAAAAGATGCAGGAAGTGGAAAAGCTCAGGATCTTACTTGATCAGTACGCAAAGGAGAATGAGACAAAGATATCATCTACCGATATGCGTAAATTGATATCCACAATCTTAGGTGTTTCTGGAACAAAAATTGCACAATTAGAGAGCATTAACCGCAATCTTGTGGATAATGCAAAAGAGAAATTTGAAAAGGGTGAAATTCCAGTATCTGTTGCGAACGAAATGGCAACATTACCGCAGGAGGTACAGCAAGATCTTGCAGAACAAGAAGATGTTAAGCTGTCGCAGGTGAAAGAAATTAAAGAAGATTTCAAAGGAAAGACAAAATGTAAATATGATGATTCAAAGATTTGTCATACAAAGCTTATTGCGAAGCAGCAGGAGCATTTACAGACAAATGGACCATGTTCTGGTTGTTGTAGATTGTGTGATCATGCACATGGTTGCCGTTATCAGTGTGAGAATATGCCATCGGGATATGAAACAAAGCAACTGCCGGAAGTAACTGCGAAGTGTGCTTATAATCAGAAATATGAGTGCAACATTGATGAAATCATAGAGAAATACAAGCAAAACAGGAATATCGCAGAATGTCCAGGATGCTGTAAATTATGCGGCTATACATTTGAATGCGAGCATGTCTGTGAGAACGTGTTAGAAAACAAAAACATAACAGAAAACGACCTAAAGAGCGTAACGTTTACATTCCAAGACGTAAAAGCAACTCTTGGATATGTAAAGCAACAGATTCCAGAAACAAAAATGAACGATAAAGAGGCGATTACCAGATTAAAGGTAATGTCTGAATCTTTGAAAAAATACTTGAAAGAAATGGCAGTGATTGATTATGGCGAATGAAGGATGGGTAAAGATTTACAGGAGCCTTTCTGAACATTGGCTATGGGAGGACAAACCATTTTCAAAAGGACAGGCATGGATTGATCTCTTATTATTAGTCAACCACAGTGAAAAGAAAGCCCTGATTGATGGAAGATTAGAAACAGTAAGTACTGGTCAAACGATCACATCTACGAGGAAATTGTGTGATCGATGGGGATGGAGTAATACGAAAGTAAGAAACTTTTTAAAATTACTAGAAAATGAATCCATGATAAGTATAAAAAACGACAGTAAAAAAACGGTCATAAATGTAGTAAATTACAGTGTTTATCAAGAACACGAAAACAAAAAAACGACAGTCGAACGACAGACGAACGACAGTCAAGCGACAGAGAAACATACAAACAAGAATGAAAAGAATGAAAAGAATGAAAAGAATGATATAAGGCGGTTTACGCCACCTACATACGAGCAAGTCTCCAGTTATTGTTCGGAGCGAAATAACAACGTTGACGCACAAAGATTTGTCGATCACTATCAAGCCAACGGTTGGATGCGAGGAAAAACGAAGATGAAAGACTGGAAGGCAGCAGTACGGTTCTGGGAACGTAGCAATGGTGGTGGATCAAAGACAAATAATAAAAATCTTGGTCATATGGATTGCGAAAGAGATTATGATTTTGGTTCTTTAGAGCAACAGTTGTTGAGAAAACAGCAGGAGGGAATGTAATGGCGATAGCAAAGTATGCAACAAAATCAATCACCGAGAATTTGATCACGTTTGAGATGATCGATGAAAAACTAAAAGACATAAAAGTTGGGAAAAAGATTAAGATGTGGATTCCTAGAAAGAAAACAGAGTATGATAAAAGTCCATACAGGATTGTGAAGGGAAAAGTAAAAAGGGTTCACAGAGATATGATTCTGGTTCAGGTGCAGAAAAGAGGACAACCGTGTTACAACGAATGTTTCTTGAAAAAAGAATTATACAATTGGCGTTATCAGCTTAGTTAAAACAAAAAAAGAGACAAGAACCGGGGAAAGATTCAATGTCTCCAACTGCTAGTATAACATAACAGTTTGAGGGAGGTAAAGCATTGAGTTTTGAAGATACAAAAATATATTTAGGAAAAATCAGACAGGTAGATAATGCAATCGATGCAATGATCGAGGATGCAAAAAGCTATATGGATCTCGCGACAAAGACAACGGGATCCATTGACCCCAATGCAGCGCCATCCGCAAAAGAAAACAATGACAAGATGGCGGAGATCGTTGGAAAGATTGTTGATACAAAGAAAGCCATCAATTACAAAATAGATTGGTTGATTGATTACAAAAAAAACGTTTCAAATAACTTGAGACGAATGAAAAACAAAGAAAATGAGAAAATTCTTGTGCTGCATTACATACGATACATGTCCATGGAAGATATAGCGGAAGAGATGGGATACAGCACAAGAACGATCTTAAGAAAACATAAGACAGCAGTCCAGGAATTAGATGCGATTTTGTCAGACTCTGACAAACGTTTTAGCTCTTTACCTGGCACTAAAACAAAAGAATCCTGATTTGAACAAAATTATTACAATTATGGTCAGGTAAAGAGTTGAGCCGTTTGGCTAATGCTACCAGATGTTTTTGTATACCACGCGAAACTAAAAACATAGCATTCTGGTTAACAAAGCAACAAAACACCAAAGCCCGGCATTTGCCGGGCGGAAAGGGGAACAGATGCCGAAGACAGTATATACACAGGATTTTAAAAAAGATACGATCAAAAAGATGTTTCAAAGAAATTGGTCGATTAAAGAAACAGCACGAAGAATCGGAGTAAGTAAAAAGACAGTAGAAGTATGGAAATCAAATTTCCAATATATCGTAATGGATGAATTGAACAAGGAAAGAGAGATAGAAGAGTTGATAAAAGGAGGACCAGCACGGTGGCATCAAGTAAACAGCATCGCAGGATATTGGAAGTAAATGATAAGACACTAACAATCTATGTAACATTATCTGAATCGATGCTATCTATGGATAAAAAACAGATTGACAATATTATATTGATGCAAGCACATGAAGCACTAAAACATGCGGAAAGGCGAAAGAGATGGAAATCATAAAATTTTTAGAGTATACAGAACACTTTAACGAAAAAAACGAAATAAGACCGAGATTGTTTTGCAGAGATGGCTTTAATATGAGTGTACAATGGAGCAATAATCATTATTGTGATCATTCGACAAAATACAATACAGTTGAGATTGGAATGCCAAGCGAAGTAGAACCGTTATTTCTGATGTATGCAGAAGAACCATTGGACGATCCAGAAGATGCGGTTTATGGATTTGTACCAGTAGAAGAAGTGATCAAAAAACATGGAGGGCTTGCGCTGTTTTACACCTGGGGCAGATTATGAGAGGGGGAACATTATGACAAGAGAAGAAAAGGTATTGAGACTATGTGAGTATTGTAATGATCGCAAGTGTCAGATGTGTGAACTCTGGGAAGAATGTAAAAAAAGCATAGGAAAAGGCTTTGTAGAACTTGACGCAGAAGAAATTGATAGAATATACGAAAGAGCGTTTGGTACATCAATAACAAAGAATCTTACAGGCGTTATAAAAGAAGATCACGAGAGAACCAAAACAGTGTCTGACATCCTGGAAGAAGTAAAGCAGGAGATGTGCGATTACTATTGTAAATATCCAACACAAGTAGGCAGCAGAGAAGATCTGTTTGCAGATGACAGTCCATGCATGACATGCCCATTAAATAAAATATAGAAAAATAAAAGTTGTCGTAGAATGTCACCTATAAGATGCGATATAGTGTAAAGGTAATAAATTGATAACGAAGCACACGAAATAGAAAAATCTGTTTCAGTGTGCTTTTTTCATGCCCCAAAAAGAAGGTGAGAAGAAATGAACACAGTGCAACCGATCAGGGACATGGATACGATCCTTGACATTGCAAGATATTTAAGAGAAAAAAGTGAACGAGATTATGTTATGTTCGTGATCGGTATTTATTCAGGGCTTAGAATTTCAGACATCTTAAAACTGAGAGTCAGAGATGTCAGGGAAAAAGATCATATATACATGAGAGAGAAGAAGACAGGAAAAGAAAAACGTTTCCTGATCAATAAGAACTTGAAGAAGACTTTAGAAGAATACACAAAAGGAAAAGATGATCTTGAATATCTGTTAGAAAATCCGAGGACACATAAACCAATCACAAGACAATGGGCATATGAAACGATCAAAGAAGCAGGAGAGAGGTTTGGAGTACACAACTTAGGAACTCACACGATGCGCAAGACATTCGGTTATCATATGTACCAGGCAACGAAAGACGCTGCAATGCTTATGAAACTGTTTAATCATGCTGACATTCATATCACATTGAGATACATTGGAGTGGAACAGGATCAGACAGATAAAGCAATATCAAAATTAAATTTTGGCATTTGATTTATTTATTTTTATACAAAAACATTTACTGTAATGGTCGGTGTTAAGTATAAGGAATAAAATCAGATGCCTTTTATAGTAGAGAAAAATAAAAGACATATTTGCAAAATATAAGATATGTCAAGTCAAAAGAGAGAAGCGAAGCTAACTCAGTCGGTTAGAGTGGCGGCCTTATAAGCCGCTGGTGATGGGTTCGAGTCCCATGCTTCGCATCATCCAAGGACAGTAACTATTAACAGACTGGCAAATAGTCATACTTCATTTTTGTCAGAGTCTGACAAAGTCCTTGGATATTAACGTGGCAGTTGCAGGAACAGAAGCAAGATAAAAAAAGTGGATAGTTTCATCTCAATTAATCCTCCTTCCAAAGATTATAATTAGGCAATAGTATAGGTTTTCATGCAATATTAAAATGCTTCTTCTGGTTCGAATCCAGATGCTACGGTTTTGTCAGAGCCTGACAAAGAAAGGATACACATGACAGAACATGAGATTACATACGTGAAGAAATGTATACGAGAAAACATACATCGTTTCTATACATGGACAAGATGGAAACAAATAAGAAAAGAAGTGCTAGAGTTGGACAAAGGAGAATGTCAGTTGTGCAAGCAACGAGGTATCTATACAAAAGCAACGACAGTGCATCACGTGAACTATGTGAAGAAGCATCCAGACAAGGCTTTGGATATCTGGTACACGTTCAGAGGTAAAAGAAAAAGAAACCTGATTAGTTTATGCCATGACTGTCATGAAGAAGTCCATGGATACAGAAAGAAAAAAAGAGAAAAACCATTGACGGAAGAGAAATGGTAAAAATGGAAACAGACACCCCCGGTCCGAAAAAATCGGAAATTAATTTGGCCCATGGAGACCGGTGGGTGGACTAGACTTTCTAGATTTTTGCCTCACGCACGTGAAGGGGGTGGTCAAGATGGCAAAAAAACCGGTGAAATACGTCAGAATTAAATCTGACCTTATGGATCAAATGGAAAGAAATCAGACATATGGCGAACATTTTGAGGACCTTTTAAATGACTACATGTCACTTTACGAGATTAAAAATATGTTAATTAAGGATATTGAAAAGCGTGGGGTAACGGTAGAATATAACAATGGCGGCGGTCAGAAAGGGATCAAAAAAAATGATAGTATTGAACAGCTCTTAAAAGCAAATACACAGATGCTAAAGATTTTAGATGCATTAGGAATCAAAGCCGTCCAGGAAACGGATGGTGAATTTGACGATGAAGAACTCTAAGATCAATAAGCACATTCAAGAATGGATAGACATTGTTGAAAATGAAACGTATAAGGTAAGCAATGACCAGAAGCAACTTGTGGAACATATAAAGTGGTGCTTCGAGAACGAAGAAATATATACAGATGATGAACAATTAGAAAAGTACATAAGTCTGATCAAATATTTTCCGTACGAAATACTGATGCCGTGGCAAAAATTTGTGATAGGATTGCACGACTGCACCTATTGGAAAGAAACAGGCATGCCGCGATGGCCAGATCTGTTTTGTCTGATTGGTCGAGGTGCTGGAAAAGATGGAACGATTGCATGGGAGTCTGTTTGTCTTGCATCACCATATAATCACAAGATCAGAGAATATGACGTTGATATTTGTGCAAATAATGAAGATCAGGCAATGCGCCCGGTGTATGATATCATCAATGCATTTGATGAACCGAAACACAGGAAAAAGTTGAGACGATTTTTCCACTGGACAAAAGAACAGGTAAGATCATTAAGAACAAAAGCTACGATCAAGGGTCGGACGAACTCACCGAAGGGGAAGGATGGTTTAAGATCTGGTATTTGTATTTTTAATGAGGTACATCAGTACCAAGATTATAAAAACATCAATGTATTTACGACAGGTTTAGGAAAGAAAAAACACCCAAGACGATCTTATTACACGACAAATGGAGATGTGCGTGAAGGTGTCTGCGATGATCTGATTGCAAAATCAGAAGAGATTCTTTTAGGAAATGAACAAGATTATGGCTTACTGCCTTTTTTGTGTCGGCTTGATTCAAAAGAAGAAGTACACGATGAGAGTAATTGGACAAAAGCAAATCCAAGCTTACCATATTTCCCAAATTTACTAGAAGAAATCAGGAAGGAATACAGGGATTGGTTAAAAAATCCAGAAAGATTGTCTGCGTTTATGACAAAACGTATGAATATTCCAGACGGAGCTAGTGAAATCAAAGTTACAGACTGGGAAAACATAGCAGCAACAAAAATAGAAATTGCGAACGTACATCGTTGGATGTGTACATGTGGAATTGATTTTTCTAAGGTAACTGATTGGGCATCCGTGAATCTACATTTTAGAGATGGAGATCTAAGATATGATATATCTCACTCCTGGATGTGTCTTAATTCGAAAGATATCAGCCGCTTGAAAGTGCCATGGAAAGAGTGGGCAGATCAAGGACGATTGACTTTGGTTGATGATGTAGAGATACATCCACAGCTTTTAACAAATTACATCCAGGACATGAAACAACAATATCAAATCCAGATGGTTTCAATGGACGATTTCCGGTATGCCCTTTTAAGTAAATATCTTGAGATGATAGGATTTGACAAAAAGACATATAAAAATCTGAAACTGATTCGCCCGACAGATATTATGAGGGTTGTGCCGGTGATTGATCACTGTTTTGTGAATCAGTGGTTTCGATGGGGCGATGCTCCAGAACTACGATGGGCAACAAACAATACCAAATTGGTGAGACATAACCGCAAGATAGGACAAGCTGATGATATGGATTTTGGAAATTTTGTTTATGGCAAAATTGAAGCGAAGTCACGAAAAACAGATCCATTTATGGCTTTGGTTGCGAGTATGGTAGTAGAGGACGTATTACCAGAGACAGCAATTAAACAAGCACCAAAGATTAAAGTTTACAGCTATTAAAGGAGGTGATGCAGCAGTGGGATTTAAAGACTGGCTTATTCAGAAATTCGCCCCACCTAAGACCGTAACAGTTGAAGAAATCATGACGGACGAGACCGTACAGCAAGCAGTCAGTGAATTATACTTGAAAGAATTAGCATTCTGGACGTGTGTGAATAAAATTGCAAATGCACTCTCAAAATGTGAATTTAAGACGTACTACAAGAATGAGGAGCGAAAAGAAAAGGAATGGTATCGATGGAATGTCGAACCGAATCCAAATCAAAACGCAACGGCATTTATAAACAAGATGATCGGTATGCTATACCGAAGAAATGAAGCCTTGGTTGTAGAAATCAATGGATCTATATATGTCGCGGACAGTTATCAAAAAGAACGTTATGCACTAAGGGATTATGAATTTAAAAATGTTTTGATTGATAATTATACATTGTCAGATACGTTTCGTATGTCCGATGTATTTTTCTTCGAATTAAACTCAAAAGATGTAAAGAAATACATTGATAATATGAATGCTTCTTATAGCAAATTAATGAGCTGTGCGTTTAAGGCATACCAGAAATCGAGAGGAAGTAGAGGAATATTGAACATCAGTGCGATGGCACAGCAGGCACAAAATTTTGATGACACGTTTGAAACACTGATGAGTGAACATTTTTCAAACTTTTTCAAGAAAGATAACGCAGTATTGCCACTGTTTGATGGTTATCAGTATCAGGATATTAGCCAAAACAGTAAAACATACTCGACTGAAAATACAAGAGACATCAAGGCTCTGGCAGATGATACATTTGAGTTCACTGCAAGAGCTTTTTCATTTCCACCAAGTCTTGCAAAAGGAGATGTACAGGATACAAGTAAGGCGGTGGATGAACTTCTTACATTCGTTATTGATCCTCTGGCTAAGATGATAGCACAAGAGATCAACAGGAAAGAAGGAGGATATGTGAATTTCTCACAAGGAAACTATGTGAGGATTGATACAACTACAGTAAAACATATTGATATTTTCGATATCGCAACACAGATTGACAAGCTGATCAGCTGCGGAGCCTTTAGTGTGAATGATATTTTAGAGCTTCTTGGAAAACCAAGGATCACGGAAGATTGGGCAGAACAACATATCATAACAAAAAACTACGCAAATGTAGAAGATGTACTTGATGCGATGATCGAGACAGGAGGGACAAAGACAATTGGAACCTAAAATGTATTGGCGGATGGAACCGTCACAACAGGCGACAGGACCAACGAAACTGTATTTATACGATGATGTTACAAAATACGGTGAATTTGACTGGTATACCTGGTCATACAAAGAATCTGAAACGTCTGCGAACTATTTCAAAGAAACACTGGAAGAGATCAAGGACGGATCAGAAATTGAATTACATATCAACAGTAACGGTGGTTCTGTATCGGAAGGTGTTACAATCTACAACTTACTGAAACAAAAAGATTGCACAGTTACAGGAATTGTAGACGGAGTAGCACACAGTGTAGCATTCTTAATCTTACAGGCATGCGACAAAAGAATTATGAATCTGGGCACCTCTGCACTTGTACACAACATGTGGATGGAATGCTATGGAAACGCGGAACAGCTGCGCAAGTATGCAGACGACCTTGATACATTAATGGAATCAAACCGACAAATCTTTCTGGAACGTGCAACGATCGATGAAGCTACATTACAGGAGCTTATGAATGCAGAAACTTATCTGACACCAGATACAGCACTGGAGTATGGTCTGATTGATGAAGTTGCGACATCGCAACAGAAAGATAACGGAGAGGCTCAACAGAAGGCAATGATGCAGCAACTCCAGGCGATGCGGCAGCAGATGAACATGCAGACATCGTTTAAAGAAGATCTGAAAAAAATGCAGCAAGGATTGAAAGATCAAGAACAAAAAGAGCCAGTAAACAAAATTAAGAAATTTTTTGGAGGAAAATAATGGCGATCAAAAATTTAGACATGTTAGAAACAAAAAAACAGGAAATCTTACAGCTGATGCATGAAGCAATGCAGCAGGACGATCTGAAAGCATTTGATGATGGTTTCATGAAGTTATGTGAGAATATTCAGGAAGCAGTACTGACACAGGCAAGATCAGAGTTCAGACAGAGCAATGATGTCACAGTGCTTGCGACAAGAGGAGTCAGACAGCTGACAACAACAGAAAAAGAGTATTATCAAGCTGTTATGGATGCGATGAAATCAAACAATCCAAAACAGGCACTTGGTAATCTTGATGTTGTCATGCCAGAAACAATTGTTGATTCTGTGTTTAACGACCTGGAAACAAATCATCCATTGCTGAGCAAGATTCAGTTCACAAGCGTGACTGGACTCACAAAAATGATGATGAACACTAACGGATTCCAGAAAGCTGCATGGGGTAAATTAACCGATAAGATCATTCAGGAACTTGAATCAGGATTCAAAGAGGTTGACGTAACACAGGATAAATTATCAGCGTTTATTCCAATCTCAAAAGCAATGCTAGATCTCGGACCAGAGTGGTTAGATAATTACATCAGGACAATCCTGTACGAATCGCTTGCAAATGGATTAGAGGACGGAATTGTAAACGGAACTGGAAAAGATGAGCCGATCGGAATGACAAAACAGGTAGGAGACAATGTCACAGTAACCGCAGGCGTGTATCCAGATAAAGCTGTTGTGAAGATTACAAAATTTGACAACATCCAGTTAAACAAACAGGCTGCGATCCTGGCGTTAAACGAAAAAGGACAATCTAGAACAGTGACAGATCTTATTCTCCTTGTAAATCCAAGTGACTACTACAGTAAGGTTATGCCAGCGATTCAGTACCCAGCACCTAGTGGCGGATATGTGTCAGCACTTCCGTTTGACATCGATATCATGCAGAGCGCAGCAGTACCAAAAGGAAAAGCTGTTTTCGGAATCGCAAAACTTTATTTTATGGGAGCCGGAATGGGCAACAATGGAAAAATCCTTTATTCTGACGAATACCACTTCCTAGAAGATGAAAGAGTATATCTGATTAAGATGTATGCTCATGGATTCCCTATTGACAACAATGCATTTATTGTATTTGACATTAAAGACTTACAGCCAGCTTATTACAAGATCGAAACAGTAACGAATACAGCAGATGTGGATGATGCGACACTTGCAGATCTGAAATTCTCTAACAAGAAATTTAACGAAACATTTGCAGTAGGAACTACAGCATACACTGTAACAACAACAGATGCAGGTAACACGATCACAGCACTGCCAGCGGATGCAACAGCAGAGGTTGAGATCGAATTTAAGACTAAGAAGTATCCAAACGGAACAAAACTGACATGGGATGCCGGGGAAAATACTGTAAAAGTTATCGTAACTGACGGAGCGGAAACCAAAACATATACGATCACAGTCACAAAAGAATAGGTAAAAGCCTATGGAACAGTTAATTGAAGACGTAAAAAACTACTTAGATATAACATGGGACATGGATGCCAGTGAGACACAAAAGCTCACTGGCATTATTACCAGAGGAAAAGCGGCACTGATCGGAAAGATTGGAACATGTAATTTTGAAAATGAGACAATTGAAAAGCAATTGTTACTTGATTATTGCATGTATGCACGAAGTGGAGCATTAGATGATTTCTGGAAAAATTATTCTAGTGAGATCATATCACTACAGATAGGGCGGTGGGTTGATGCCAAGAATAAAGAATCATAATTTTGTAACATTTAACGACGGAATCTTACAGATCTGCAAGCTGGAAGAACGAAAAATCGTAGAAACAAAGATGGATAGGATACGTTATGGGAACATGACAGTAGGAGTCCGACGTTTCTGGGATGCAAAAGTGGTCGGGAACGAAATTGAAAAAACAATAGCGATCCAGAACGTTCCAGGCATATCAAGAATGGATCTAATTCTTATAGATCAAAAGCAATTCAAAATAGAACAGATTCAGGAAAAGTTTGATCAAAATCCACCGTATCTACTATTGTCATTGTCAGCGTCACCAATAACGTACAAGGATGTGAGATAATTGGAAGCAAAAGATTTATCGAAGGCAATAAATAGAGAATTACAACGTTATGCAAAGGTTGAAAAGAAGATCTTAAATAATGCCGTAAAAAAGGTTACAAAAGAAGCAGTTAATGAATTAAAAGCAACTTCGCCGAAAGATACAGGAGATTATGGTAGTAGCTGGAAAGGTACGACAGAAAAGAAAGTAAATGGAGATTCATCTGTGATCTATGCAAGCAAAGGAGAATATCGTTTGACACATCTTCTTGAAAAAGGACATGCCAAACGTGGAGGTGGACGAGTGGCCGCAATTCCACACATAAAAAAAGTAGAGAAAAAATCCATTAGGGCGATAGAAGAAGAGGTGATGAAAGGATGATGACAAAGGAACGGATCGAAGAGATACTTGCAGAAACAGGAATACCATTTGCATACCATCATTTCACAGAAGAAAACGCAGTTGATCCGCCGTTTATCGTTTATTTGAATGATGAATCGTCAAATTTCTATGCGGATGGTGTTGTTTATGCAGTGATCAGCAGCATAAACATTGAATTGTACACAGATGAAAAAGATCATAAATTAGAAGAAAAAATAGAAAATATTTTTAAAGAATACAATGTAGCATGGGAAAAGGAAGAAATATACATTGAGAGTGAACAAATGTATGAGATCCTTTATCAAATGGAGGTATAGAAGTGTCAGGAAAAAATAAGATTAAATACAATTTAAAAAATGTATATTATGCAAAATTAACGGAAGAAGCAGGAGCGGTAACATATGCGAAACCTGTACCGATTCCAGGAGCTGTATCTTTATCGTTAGATGCAGAAGGTGACACAAGTCCATTTTATGCGGATGGTGTTACCTATTATGTATCAGTTTCAAACAACGGATACTCAGGAGATCTTGAAATTGCATTGATCCCGGATGAGTTTAGAACAGAAATCTTAGGAGATGTAAAAGATACAAACAATGTTTTAACGGAAAATGCGGATGCAACAGTTGAATCATTCGCCCTCATATTTCAGTTCGATGGAGATGTGAAAGGAATCAGGCACGTATTATACAGTTGCAAAGCGACACGTCCAACAATTGAAAGTGAAACGAAAGAAGATACGATTGAACCAAAAACAGAGACATTATCGTTGACTGTATCACCTATGGCAGATGGTAGAGTTAAAGCAAAGACAACAGATGATACACCAGAAGAAACCTATAATAAATGGTTTGAAAAGGTGTATGAAGCACCTGTCGAAGCAGCGTAAAGGAGTGATCGGATGGAGAAAACGATTCAGATTGACGGGAAAGAAGTTAAATTAAAGTCAAGTGCTGCAATTCCAAGAATGTATAGAAACGAATTTGGAAAAGACGTATTCAAAGACATGGTCGCGCTAAAAAATGCGATGGATAAAAAGAAAAGACATGGGAATAACATACCGATCGAAAATTTGGAAATGTTTGAAAATATTGCGTATATCATGGCAAAACATGCAGATCCGCAAAATGTTCCAAAAGATATCAATGCATGGTTAGATAATTTTGATACATTTTCTATTTATCAGGTGCTTCCAGAGATTCTTGAACTTTGGAACCTGAACAACAAGCAACTAGAACATTCAAAAAAAAAGAACGTGATATCGACAGGGAAATAACGACAGCTCTGTTTTTGTTGCGATGCGTTCAGATCGGTCTCTCAATGAGCGATCTGAACGATTTAACGATTGGTATGATCATGGATATGGCGGTAGAAAATAAAAATGATGAATATGATTATCCAGACAAGGCTGGACAGGCAGATTTTGACAAGTTCTAATTGAATCATAGTAGACGATATATTATAATAAATATACGGAGGAACTTCTATGAATAAGATAGGATTAGTTGATGAAGGAAAATATAAAGCTTTCTATGATCACAAAGGAAAGATTATGTGGAAGATTTATGAAAAGCAATATGAATGGAAATATTTATTTATAATGCTTGTTATCTTTTGGCCGATTAGTTTGTATTATGGAATAAATAAAGATAAATACATGAGAGCGGCAACAGGAAATGTTAACTGGGCCGGAAAAATGAAATATCTATATGTTCTTGCAACATGGTTTTTTAGTATCTTTATGACATGCTTATGGATCTGGATCATCTGCATCATTTTCAAAATAAAATAAATTCATTAAAAAGACATAGAAATATGTCTTTTTTTAATGCAATTTTTTGGAGAAAATAGATGGCAAGAGGAAGGAATATAAAAGGCATCACAATAGAATTAAACGGTGATGCTACAGGCCTTGACAAGGCACTATCTGGAATAGATAGAAATATTAATGATCTGGAAGCACAATTAAGAGATGTGAATAAGCTGTTAAAACTTGATCCTGAAAACACAGAATTGCTAAGACAACAACAGCAATTGCTTGCCAAGGCAGCACAAGAAACAACAACTAAATTAGAGACACTAAAAAAAGCAAATGATGAAGTGTCAAAATCAGCTGGTAATTATGATGCATGGAAAGCAAAGTATGATCCAATCCAAAAGGAGATTACAGAAACTAGCACAAAGCTAAAAGAGTTAAAAGCTGAACAGCAGAATATGGAATCGACAGGACAGATCAATACAGATGCATACAATGCTCTGCAAAAAGAAATATCCGATACAAAAACAAAATTGTCAGGATTAAAAACAGAAGCAAAACAAGTATCAGCAGAGTTTGGAAATCCGATAAGTCCAGAACAATATAATGCATTGCAAAGAGAGATCATTGCAACAGAGCAGAAACTAGAAAGCTTAGGAAATGAGTCAGAGACAACAAGTACAAAATTAGGTGGGATCTGCAAGAACTTAAGTGCACAGACGATTATGTCAGCGGCCGATAATTTAAGTGGTGTCGGCGAAAAAATCAAAGAAATTGGATCTGGAGCAATAGAATCGGCAAACGATGTTCAAAAGGCACAACAGACAATAGCAGCGAATCTTGACATTTCGAAGCAAAAAGCAAAGGAATACGGAAAAGTTGCACAAGAAGTTTTTGAACAGGGAGTTGTTGAAGATGCAAATGCGGCAGCAGAAGCAGTAGTAGCGGTCAAACAAAATATGTCTGATCTTAACGATGCGGATCTGTCAAAGATCACACAACAGCTTGTAGCAATCTCTGACAGGACAGGAACTGATGTAAAAGAAAATACAACAGCAGCCGGAAAACTGATGAAAAATTTCGGCTTAACAGGGAAAGAAGCTATGGATCTGTTAGCTGCTGGTTATAAAAATGGATTAAACTCATCGGATGATTTTACAGATACGATCAATGAGTATTCACCACTGTTTAAAAATGCCGGATATTCTGGGAAAGAGATGTTCCAGTTATTGAAGAATGGAATGGAAAATGGAGCTATGAACACCGACAAGGCAGCGGATGCTCTAAAAGAGTTCCAGATCAGATTAGGAGATGGGTCATTCAAAGACAATATTGGAAGTTTTTCGTCAAATACTAAGAAAGTGTTTGGAGAATGGCAGAAAGGAAAAGCTACAGTAAAAGATGTTGCTGCAAGTGTTGGAAATGATCTGAAAAAGATGTCACCAAAAGAGCAACAGGAAACACTGTCAAAATTGTCAACACAGTTTGAAGATCTTGGAATTGATGCATCAGTTGCATTGTTTGGGGTAGGAAATGATTTTGACAATGTCACAGGAAAAGCGAAACAGATGTCAGAGCAGACTCCTGGAGAAAAATGGGAAGGTGCATTAAGAAAATTACAAGATAGTTTGATTCCTATTGGTATACAGTTAGTGTCAGCATTGCAACCGATTATAAATATCATATCAATGATTTCGACAGCATTTGGGGCATTACCAGGACCAATACAGACAATAGTGATAGCAATTGGTGGATTGATTGCTATATTTACAACATTAGCACCAGCAATTGCAGCGATCATGACGATATTTTCAACGTTTTCACTTACAGCAATCGCACCATTTGCACCGATCATACTTGGTGTTATAGCAGCGATTACTGCACTGATCTTGGTTATTAAAAACTGGGGAACAATAACGACGTTTATCGGAAACGTATGGACAGCATTAAAAGGAATCGTTTCTAGTGCAATCAATGCAATTAAAAATGTTATTACAACAGTATTTAACGCAGTAAAATCTTTTATCACAACTGTATGGAATGGAATCAAAACTATTGTAACGACAGCTGTCAATACGGTGAAAAATGTTATAACAACAGTATTTAATGCGGTAAAATACTTTGTTACAACTGTATGGAATGGAATCAAGACAGCGATCACAACAGTGGTCAATGCAATTAAAACAGTGATCACAACAGTATTTAATGGAATAAGGAGTGTGATTACGACTGTAACAAGCACGATTAAAAGCGTAGCGGTTGGAGCATTTACAAAAATGAGATCAGGAATCAAAACGGTTGTATCAACCTTGGCCGGAATCGTGAAAGGTCCATTTAATACAATTAAAGGATTTATACTCGGCCTTGCAAGATCTGCTTATCATTGGGGATCTGATTTTATAAATGGACTGAAAAATGGAATCTTTTCCGGAATCAATAAGATCGTAGAAGGGGTCAAAGGATTAGCAGGGAAGATCAGAAGCTTCCTACATTTCTCACGACCAGATGAAGGACCGCTTCGTGACTATGAAACATGGATGCCAGATTTCATGGAAGGACTTGCAAGCGGAATTGATAAAAATGTTTACAAGGTAAAAGACGCAATGAAAAGTGTAGCCGATCAGATGAGTACAGGAATAACTACAAACCTAAATGGATTACAACCAGCAACAGCAGGAGTAAATCTAAATAATTCGGTCACTGTTCAGGTTGGAAATCATGAGTTTGATGCATATATTGTAAAAACAGCGGAAAAAGGAATCAGCAATAATCGTATTACAGCAAGTAGATTCAGAGGTCGCTGATTTTTGTCAGAGTCTGACAAAATAGGAGATAGAAATGTATATAGTAAAACGAAATGGAAAAACAAATACGGAGGTAGGGATCCTGGTAAAAGAAAGACCAGCGATCCCGGCGCCAGAGTACAAATATGAAACAGTTGAAATCCCTGGAAGGGATGGGAGCTTATACAGCGAAGAAAGCTCTGTTGATGACATAACGATAAAGATTACATTTGCTTTTGCATGCAAACCATCAAAATGGCAAGATTTATTTCGCAAAGCAAGAAGGTGGCTGCTGAGCAAAGAAGATGATCAGTTGATTCTTGGAGATATGTCAGATCATTATTATAAAGTAAAGCATACAGTGATCGGAAGCTCCGAACGAGAAGTGAAGCAGGTAGGAGAATTTGAAGCTGAATTCACGTGCGATGGATACCAGTATTTGGATAAAGGGCAACGAGAATATGAAAAAGATGAGGCTCTTTATAATCCATACTACGTTTCGCACCCTGCTTATTACATAACAGGCAATGGTAAATGCACGCTTAGAGTGAATGGATATGATTTTACCGCGGAAGTAGGGCAGAACGTTACGATCGATACTGATCGGATGATTGCATACAGGAAAGATGGAAGGATCATGAATACATCCGTCACAGGAGACTACCAGGAGCTATACCTGCAAGAGGGTGATAATACAATTGAAATTACAGAAGGCTTTTCAATTAAGATTCGACCGAATTGGAGGTGCTTATGATTCAAATTTATAATCCAGGGAATACTAATTTTTCAAAAAATGGAGATATGACACTGATGCCATCAAAAGCAATTGTCCATCCGATTTTAAATGGAGCATGGTCGGCGGAAATCTCTCATCCAATCGATCCAGAAGGAAGATGGAAATTTATCACAGACGAAGCAGTCGTAAGAATGCCAAGCTTTAACGGAGATCAGCTGTTTCGGATCAAGCAAAAAGAAAAAACCGATACGCAGATCACAGCAACAATGGAGCCGATCTTTATGGACGCGAAAGATGATTGCTTTCTTGTTGATGTACGGACAACAATGAAAAATGGGCAAGAAGCATTGGATATCATGACTGCGCCAAATAGCAAGTATTCAGGGAAATCGGATATCCCATGGACATCCGTCGCATATTATGAATACAAAAATCTCATAGAAGCGATCAACGGAGATGATGATAATGCATTTATAAGCAGATGGGGCGGAGAGATATTATTTGATAACCATACGATTATAATAAACAAAAGAATTGGCGGCGACTATGGCGTAGAGCTACGTTATGGGAAAAATATCAAAGCAGATGGGCTCACAGAAGAAATTGACACAAGAAATGTTGTAACCAGAATCTACCCGAAAGGGTACGATGGCGTAACGATGTCTGACCATGGATATGTAGATTCGCCGCTCATAAATAACTATCCAACCGTAAAAAGTGCAACGATAACCTTCGACAATGTGCGAATGAAAGACACGACAAAGCAAGAAGAGAACTTAAAACAGCTTGGAGAGCTGCAAGTGAAGCTTGTTGCAAACGGCGTCAAAGAAAGGGCGTTAAGAAGGAAGTATCAGTTAAATAAAGTAAAAGAAACTGATTACGAGAAACAGTTGGATGAAATTTTGACAGAAAGAAATGACATTCAAAAAGAAATTAATGATCTGAAAGCAAAAGGAGAAGAAGAAGAGCAGGAAGCAAGAGATGAAGCAATTAAAAACGATTGGACAATATGTGAGAACCAACAAGAATTTGACACTGCACTCCTGCAAGAATGCAATAAACAATTTGATTTAGGTTTAGATGAGCCGACGATCACAATTGATGCAGATATGATCCTTTTGCAAAATACAGATCTGTATAAAGATTATGCGGTGCTGGAAGAAGTTTCGCTAGGTGACACGATCCATTGCAGGCATTGCAAGCTTGATATAAATACGGATGCGAGAGTGATCGAAATGGAATACGACTGTATCAAGAAAAAAGTAACATCTGTAGTCTTGGGAGACTTCGAAAAGCAGACAAATTATTTTGACAATGTACAATCGGCAATCGACAAAATTGACACAATAAACGGAGCAATTCGGTCAGATGGATCGATCGTTGCGGAGAAAATTAAAGGATTTATCAATGGAGCTATGACGAGCCTAAAAGCACAATACAATATCGCGAAAAAACAGGATGTCATGGCTGTTTTGTTCGAAAATCTTGATGAAAGCAGCGAAATGTACGGAGCTCTTGCGATAGGTACACAAGGGCTTATGATAAGTAAAAGACGTACAGCAGACGGCAAAGATTGGGATTGGACGACAGCGATCACGGCCGCTGGAATGATTGCGGATACAATCGTGGCTGGATTACTGGCAGATCAGACAGGCAGGAACTACTGGAACCTAAATACTGGGGAATTAGTTGCCGGAAATGCAAGATTTAAAAATTTTTCCGGCAACGATTCTGTGGAAATCGCAGATGCCACCATGAAGATTACAAACAATAAAAAATACGCAGGGCGAATTGGATCTAACAATTTATCTGGCAACAAAAACGTTGTTGGCCTTGTATTTGAGCTTGAGGATGGTGATTATATGCTCTGGGGCATTCGATCAGGCGAAACATACACGCCGATCATGCTGTACACAAAAGGAGCATATACAGGTGCGCAATCAAATGCTCTAAATCTAAAATGTGATTTAAACCTTGGCGGATATAAATTGTCCAACGCAAAATTTGACGGCGGATATTCTGGAACTATTCCCTTTGTAAAAAAAATAACGGCAACATCAGACGGGATACTAAAGAAGGTAGACAATGCAGGAATCGTCGTTAAAAACGGGATTATAACATCAATACAAGACTAAGTTAGGAGATAAAATGGTAAATAAAACAATACAACTTGATTTCACAAAAGAAGGACTCCGGGAAAATGTAGAAGCTGTGCAAGGAGATACCGGCAGGACTCTATTATGTACTATAACAGGCGTAAATATGGCAGGGGTGTCAGCACGATTTTATGCAGTAAAAAAATCCGGAAAAGAAATTTACAATAACTGTCCGGTGTCAGGAAATAAAGTAACGATAAATTTAACAGAACAGACACTCGCAGAAACAGGCGTTGTAAAATGCCAGCTGGATCTGAGAAAAGGATCACAAAAGGTCCAAAGTTTTATTTTTGATATTGAAGTAACTCCTTCGCTAATGGCACAATCAGAATATTTATCATCAAATGAATATAAAGTTGTAGATGATCTTGCAGAAAAAGTTGAAACCAATGAAAATAAGATCGCTGAATTAGATAATAAGAAAGCAAATAAGGACGACTATGGCTCACCACTAACGGCGAATACTATATCTGAAATGACAGATAAGAAAAAAGTATATGTTTATACAGGATCAGAAAGTGGATATACAGCAGGAAACTGGTATTCATGGAACGGAACAGCCTGGGTACCAGGCGGAGTCTATAACAGCGCGGCGATCCAAACAGATAAAACACTTACGCAATCAGGCAAGGCAGCAGATTCGGCGATAGTTGGGCAGCAGATTGGTTCGCTAAAGGAATCTTTAAAAAACGTAGCAGTAACTGATGGTTCTATCACAACATCGAAAATTGCAGATAAAGCGGTCACTGGAGATAAGATTGATTTTATTGATAAAAAAGAATTTCATTTTTACACTCCAACAGGGGATGCTAATGCAGAAAATGCGTCAGCAAATAACAGAAACTATATGATTCCGTTTGAAGTTGGGACACCATACATTTATATGATAATGCAAACGAGATTACAAGGACGACAGTTTGGGAGTGTTAATGCACCATATAAATCCGGTATAAATAATTGGAGTATTTACGGTTATGATGTTTCTCGAGCCATTGGAACTGCGAAAGATAAAACGGTACAATTATGGTTCTATCCAGAAAAAGCAAGCTCAAGTAACTACCCATGGACAGAATGTCGTAAATTTGATTGTTCGGAGTTGAATCAATACTTTGAAAAAAGTAAATTAAGTGGCACGCAGACGATTTATTGTGAAGTCCATAAAGAAAGTTGTGGATGGTTTGGTGTAGATAACGATACATGGGCTAACAAAGATAAACTATCCATTTTATGGTTAAAAGAAGAACCAACATTAAATGATTGGTTGAATGGATTCAAGACAGTTGAAACATTAAATAAAAACGTTGAAGCAAACTTTTTGAAGATGCGAGATGCTTTAGGAATGTATCATAATGTGCTTGATTATGGAATCACACAGGATGCGGATGATAATTCTTTGAAATTTCAACAAATGGTTGATGAATTGTCACAAAATGGTGGTGGAACGATTTACGTTCCAATAGGTACATATAAATTCGATACATCAAATGGACAATATATCGAGGGAACTGGTGGTTGTAAATGCTGCATAAAAGCAAAAAATAACGTGTCTATTGTTGGGGAATCATTAACGGATTCGGTGTTTAAAATGACAGGACATAGCTCACAGGGTGTTTGTATGTTTGGCTATAACAGTGCAGCAAACAAAACTCCAATTGAGGGATGTACTTATAGAAATTTTACTGTAAATGGCGAAGAGTGTACGATAGATACATATTCAAGTGATGGCAAGGCTTTCTTTTATCAATATGTTAAGAACTGTGTATGGCGTGATTTAAGATTAATTGGTACTCCTGCTACGTCTCTTGGAATTGATTTCCTTGACAATGTTGTAATTGACTCTATTTATTGTTACGAGTCTGGACGCATTCATGCAGATAACAGCCCCGGGGGTGCAGGAGTCGGAATTGGAACAGGAGCATGGGAAAATGAAAATTTTATTGTAAGAAACTGTATTTGTGATAACTGCGGACATTTTGGAATCTTTCTTGAGGATCAACATATATTCGGAGATGCAGCACACAGAACACCTACCTATCCAAAAGGAGTGATTATTGCAAATAATATTTGCAGAAATGGCAGAAATTACGGTTTTGGAGTGCGTGGTGGACAACACGTTATATTCGACGGTAATGAGGCATACGAAAATGCAAATGGTGGATTTTTCAGCGATTACCAAAATAAATCAATCGTTATTCAAAATAATTTGATAAGAGATAATACAGGAAATGGAATTTGCTTAGGAAACGAAAAACCGGGGATTCTTGAGACATCATTTGAAAATGTTACAATCAAAGACAATGTGGTTATAGGAAATAAAACCGGAATTAATATTGGGCAAAAAACAACGAATTTGAATTTGATTGATAACATTGTCAGGGATAATACAGTAAAAGATATCACTGTATCTGCCACCCAGACAAGTTGTTATATATCTGGAAATCTAGTATTAACTGCTGATGTTAGTAATTATCTTAACAAGGTTGAAAATTCAGAGTTATAAAATAGACAAAATCTTTTTAGTTAACTAAAACATGATTTAGTTGATTAGAAAGACAGAAAAGACCCGATAGGTCTTATTTTTTACATTGATTATTTATATATAACAGAGTAAAATAAAAACGAATACAATGTTATCAGATTGAGAAAGAAATGCAGGCATGAAACGTATCAGATTTGAACAAAAAATGTATGAAAAAGATAAATACATAGAACAAATGGTAAAACACTGTAACAAGTATGGTGGCTTTGTTGAAATAGATAGTGATTTTTGTGTCTTTGCGATTTACGATGGAACAGAGCATTGGATTGGATATGCTACACCTGCAGATATGGATTGGTTTGAACAACAGTTCCAATGATACAGGAGGAAAGATATAATGTTGAATAGACTACCGATTCCAGAACCATTGTATTAGAGAATTATATAGATGTTAAAAAATACAACAGAGGAGTAAATGATGGGTAATATATTAGTTCTTGGAAATGGCTTTGATCTGTATCATGGATTAAAGACGAAATATTATGATTTTGTACAATTTGTTAAAAATCCACCAATGGATACAGAACATAGAATCAAACAAATTTGTGATCAAAATACATTCCTGCAATATTTTATTAAAGTTTGTGAAATAAATGATAATTGGATTGATTGCGAGGAAGAAATTGAAAGAGTAGTTTTGCTAGTACAAAAAATTATAAACAACTCATATATTGCTGAAAATGGAGTTACTCGCTTTAACGAAGACGTTACAATATCAAATATAGAATTTATTATTATGCAGCAATTAAAAAAATATGGAACCGAATTAAGTGATTCAGCTTTTGCATTTAAAGAGGAATATGTTATAAATAAAGTTCTTAATAAGAAGAAAGTTTTACAAGATTTTCGTGATGAACTAGAAGAAGTGATAGATGCTTTATCCTATTATTTAGGGAAAGAATTATCAGAAAAAGATATAGATAATAAATGTCCTCAAATTGCAGATAAAGAATTTCAATTAGTAGTCAATTTTAATTATACAAATACGTATGAAAAAGTGTATTCTAAAGATTCTATAGTTTTTTATCAACATGGGAAATTAAAAAGGCCGAGGACAGTAGTATTAGGCATTCCGGATGATAATGATATTTCCTTAGATTTTGTATACTTTAAAAAGTATTTTCAAAGAATACAAAAAAGATCAGGAATTTTAGAAAAAGAATTTTTGAGATATGAGGATCAAAATGATTTAAATAGTACTACTACATATTTCTTTGGAATGTCCATGGGAAAAACAGATGAAGATCTTATTAAACAAATTATAGGTAGAAGTGATAAAATCATAATTTTTTATTACGATCAAGATGATTACGAAGGGAAAGTTGTCAATTTAATAGACGTTTTTGGCAGAGAAAAAATAGAAAAGTGGTTAAATAGTGATAAGATAAAATTTGAGGAATTAAAATGGGACGCAGATAGAGAAAAGAAACAAGATACGGATGCTGCAAAATAGGATTTAATAATATTTTGTAGGGTGCGTAGAACTATATATTTTTGTATGATATTATTTATTAATAATAGAGATATCAGCAGGAGAAAGTATGGGAGAGAATAT